GTATTTTTTGTAAATGGTTGAATATTGCTTTCAAAAACAGTGCGAACATTTGTTAGAATTGATTTATTATTGGAATCAATATTAAGTTCATCTAACAAAACATCCCAAAGAAGTTTTAGATTTTGTTTGTTTAAAAATTTGGAAATATTTGGATTAGGATTTTGATTCATTTTATGTATAATAAATATATAAGTATACAAATATTTAAGTATTTATATATTAATTTGTAAATATATTATCATTATTAATATTTACAAATATATTAGAAACATATCACCTAATAATATATTAAATATAAAATGAACATTGAATATTATGGACTGCATAAAAATAATAATGAATTATTTGATTTTATAAATGATAATTCAATAAAAGAATTTTTACAAAGTGCGCATAAGGCTATAACAAATTGTGAAATGTGGGACTGGATAAGAACGAGTAAGATTACATCATTTATGTATGATAATGGACCTGAAATGCAAAAAATTAGAAAAGAAATGGAAAAGGATCCTATTAATATGGAACATTCGGGTTCATCTTATGGCTGGATAATGAGAGAAATAGAATACGTTGCCAAATATGGGTATAGTAAATATGAAGAGGCTTTTAACAAACGAATCTATACGAGTGACTAACAAACAAGTATATACAAGTCTATATTATAAACAAAATTTTCATATTGTTTATAATATTTCAAATACTTATAAGTCTGAATTAAAATATACTTTTCGGAAATTTTCCATATAATCATCCTTTAAAATATGAGTTTTTAAATAATGGGAAGTAATTTTGTCTTCTAACATATGCACTATGAAGAACAAACTATAAATACCACACTCAGTGTTACCATATTGATGCTCTACAGGATGATTTTGATCAAATTTAAAATCAATGCGTTTATCAAGAGCATGACCTTGCTCTATTACATTATTAACAAATTTCATTATTTGATCAGGTATTTTGTCTCCTGCACTGTCAAAAAAGAAAATAGTGCCCTTTTTAATATTAATAAAAAGAGAAATCCAGTGACTACCACCTTTATAGTGTGGATCTGTATTAAATACAATACCTATTTTTGTTTTACCATTTTTTATTTGATCTGCTAAATTAAAATGACATAATTCTTCCCAAACGCACTCGCCATAAAGCTTATGTGTATCATAATCAATTGGAGAAGGCCCCATAAAATCAAAACATTTGTATTTCTTTTCGTATTGACTCATTACTTGCATAATATCAACACTAGAAAGCCATTCATTCGGATTTTTCTTCCAATCATCCGGCGATTCGGGAGCAAAAGAATCCATTAATTCTTTTTCCAATTTTGGATTTTTTACTATTTGTTTGATCCAACATGACTCTTTATTGCAAGTAGTTTGATAATATGATTTAATAGTTTCCCATATCTCTTTTGAATCGTTTGTTTGTATGGGTCTATCTGGATGCCTTGCATTCCATAAGTCGCGCAATTTGTGTAAATCTTCATCCGAATAACAAGTAAAAGAATTTAATGCTTTGTTATGATTTTCTGGACTACAAATTAATTTAACGAATGATTTTTTTAAAGTTTTTTTATGACTTTTATGACCTTTATGGCTTTTACGACTCTTTTTCGTTTTAAGACCATACCCTCCTTTTTTACTTTTTTTACTTTTATTACTTTTATTTCGATTGAAATTTCTATTCTTTAATGTTTTTCGCTTTCTCATATATTTTGATTATATTTTCTTTTTTACAAATTATATTTTTTTGATGATGAATTATCAATTATAATTTCTTTTTTTCTAGGAATTATTTGATTTTGTTTATAATTTTGCCTTGTTGTATTGAACCAATCTAATGGTAGCTTATGAATATCATCTACACCATTAGATATATTTTTTTTACTATATTTTGTATTTATTTTTTTTACTATTACAGGTTCTACAGCGTGAGCCACTACAGCGTGAGCCTCTACAGCGTGAGCCACTACAGCGTGAGCCTCTACAGCGTGAGCCTCTACATCATCATCTTCATTATCATTAAAATCATCTTCTACATCATCATCTTCATCATTAAAATCATCTTCATCATCATCATCATATTCTTTATCGTAATTTATATCTTCTTCTACAGCTTTAGCCAGAACATCCTCGTCAGCAACCTCCCCTATTCTTTCATTTTGAATACTTTCATTTTTATCATGTATTTCCAAATAATAAATACTTTTTTCAACAAACGCATCAAAGCATACTTTAACGTCTTCTAACAAATCATCTGGTTTATCATTATTTAATAATTGATTAAATAATTTATAGATTCGATCTTTATCATAGGTTGGTTCTGAAACTGCATCTTTTTGCTTTAATTTATTCAGTTTATTCAATTGAGTTTTGCTTATTAAAAAATTTAAAGTAAGTTGATTAACATAAGCGTTATCATTATATACATCTTCGTTGGTTTCATCTGACATTTCTTTATATTGTTTAATATAATATATTTTAATTTAAAAAACAAACTAATTATTTTTGTTAGTATAAATACTACGAGAATACTGTAATAATGTATCAATTTGTGTTTCAATATTACCAATATAATCAATAGGATTAATCGATAATGATTTATACATTTCACATATTTTTTGTGCACTAGGATCTATATTTAATATATCTTCTAAAATATTTTGTCTAGGTAAATTTTTGGTTTGCATTTGTGTTGTTATTTGTCGCAAAGTTTCATGCAATTCTTGTCTATCTAAACCTTGTTTGGTTCCCATCATTAACAATTTCTCTGTCATTATAAATGGCATATGTTCTTTAACGTGTTTGTTAATAGTTGGAACAAATACTCTGAGTCCACCTATAATTGTTTTCAATTCATTGCACATATGCTCTAGCAACATAAAACTATCCGGAATAATAATTCGTCTAATCGCAGAATCGTCTAAAGTTCGCTCACACCATTGATTTATATATGTCTGACTCATTGACAATTGTTGATTAGAAATATATCTTGATAAGCTGCATATTTTTTCACATTTAATCGGATTTTGCTTATAAACCATAGCAGATGATCCGATTTGGTTCTCTGTAAAGGGCTCACCTAATTCTCCTTTACTGGCTAACAAGCGTATATCATTGCATATTTTGTAAAATGTTTGAGATATATCCGATAATATATTAAATAACCTAACATCTGTTTTTCTGCTATAAGTCTGACCGCATACAAATACAGATTGTTTGAAGCCAAACTCGTCACATAGTTTTTGGTTTAGAATACCACATTTTTCTTTAGACCCATCAAAAAGTGTTAAAAAAGAGTCTTCGCTTCCTGTAGTGCCTTTTGCGCCTCGAAATAATAAAGTATTTGAGTAATTTTTTAATGCTAAATAATCATCTAACAAATCATTCAACCATAGTGCAGCTCTTTTTCCAACTGTTGTTAGTTGTGCTGCTTGAAGATGTGTATATGCCAGAGTTGGTTGTGACTTATATTTTTCAATAAATGTCTCTAACAATTGAATTATATCTAACAAAAACTGCTGCAACATAGTAGTAGCCTTTTTAATCTGTATCAAGTCTGTATTGTCTGTAATATAGCAACTAGTAGCACCAAGATGAATTATTTTTTTTGCGTTGGGGCATAAATCACCAAATGCCAATACATGTGCCATGATATCATGTTTTACAGATCGTTCATATTCATCAATTTTATCAAAGTCGATATTTTCTATTGCTAATTCCATTTCCATTATGCATTCATCAGTAATACAATCGATTCCTAATTCCTTTTCTAACCTTGCTAAAGCGATCCATAATTTACGCATGATAATGGTTCTATTACGAGAGTTCCATATTTGACTCATATGTTTGGCTTTGTATCTTTTACCTATTTGGGATTCATAAAAAGAACAATTCATGAATATATTAAAGTTGATGAATTGTTTTTAAATTACTTTTACTTGAAATACTTATTTACTTGAATTATTTAATTGCATTTTGTTGGTTTTGTTAGGTCTTTCAATTGCTGTCTAGTTGCATTATTAAATATACCAACACCCATTACATTGGGATCCATATTTAAATCAGTTGGACCCAAATTTTCTTTTTTAAATAGACCCGGAAAAGGCTGTGCAACAGGTCTACTTTTCCACTGCACATTGTATAAGCTACTTTTGCTACTAGGAACATAAGTAGCCTGACTGCATTCTTGTATCGCAAATAGTTGCCCTCTTAAATCAGATTCATGATTTACATTTGAAGCGAAGCCTGACCAAGGTCCAAAACCCGGATTAAATATTTGACTAGGATTATAAGTAGCTTGCTGAATCAAAGGTGTCTTAATTTCTCTTCTAGGATCAACAATTGGCATAATAGAGTATTTTGTTAGGACAGGTCTAGCCTCTAAATATGGCTGCAATGGTTGACTAGGAATGTTGCGCACATAAGTTCTAGTATTCATTATGTCTTGTCTTGCAGAACATGAAAAATTATCAAAATCATAAATGTTATTAGACATCTCTATATTTATATATTATAAAATAATATATAAAATCATATTAAATACGTAACGTATATTTTATTAGATATGTTTTCTAAAGTAATACCTAGAATTAAAGAATTTTATTTTCTTCCAGTTGTATTTATGATGCCTGCGAGAGCATTTAGTGAAGGGTATGAAGAATATATTAAAAATATAAATAAAGATAAATCATTAGCTGAACATACCTTTTGTTGTTTTATGGGTGCATGTGTAGGTGCAGTATCAGGAACATTTTTAGGTGTCACATGGCCTCTCAGTTTACCCATTTTTATTGGAAGATATATTGATAAAAAATAAAAAATTATATTAATGTTATGTCAGATAGTAATTATTATACTATAGTTTATTATAGTATAATATAGTATAATGACAAATTTATATGAATTTCAAGATAAAGCATTTGACTATATTACTGTATTTACATATATATTGTATATAGTAATAGCATTAGGATTATCTGCAACAGCTCCAAAATATTTAGATGATCTTTTGTTCTACACTAAAATGTATGTTAGTTTATTTTTAATTTTTCGTTTTAATCCTTTTAGAAGGATTAAATTTACACCATTGGATGCTAAAATTGCATTTAATGCCGGAATATTTTTATTATTTACAACACTTATTAATAGCGTGATGGCAACTTATATTAATTTTTTTAGAGATAATGTTCAAATAATAATTGATAACACTAAACAATCTATATCTTCTTAATCGTTTTATTTTTAATACTTTGATTTTTACCTTTGATTTTTACTATTTTGCGTGTTTTAATATGTGAATTTTTGTTAGGAGGTTTTGCAAAAAAAGTTTGCAAGTGTTGTAATATTTTCTTTGATAGAATTTTATCTACATTTTGCGCTTCTTTTGTTTTTTCAACATAAGAATGTCTATATCGTTTCATAAATTGTAATAATCTTTTTGATAAGTCTGCAGTAGAAGTAGTATTTGTATCTATTATTCCACTTTTAATAAATCGATCAATCATAGTTTCAAATGGTAAATCATATGTATATGGTTTCAAATTAATGTAATAAACTCGGTCATCTACCATTCCTGGATGAAATACATCATCCAAAAAACATATCTCAGTTGTTTCTGGTATTTTTGTGCATCGAATAAGATCCTCGTGTTTTTTCATGTGACTTGTTCTACAAAGCTCGACTTGTTTCCCCCGGATCTTAAATGCTTTGATAATTTGATCAAATAGTTTGTAATTTAGTTTGCTTTCAAAATAAGATTGAATTTGCTGTGCCCATTCATCAGGACCTTGGTTATTAGTATAGATCATCAATTTGTGACAATGTTTTAGACTTTTCTTTTTCTTTAAGTAGTTTAAAATATTAATTATATTGGGACGCAAAAATTCCGGATACAAATCTAACACTTTATTGAACAGGTTTTGATCAACTTTTATCGGAATATTTTGTTTTTTAATATAATCTTGCAATGCATCCCAAAACATACCAAATTCAACATAATATCCTAGGGTTTCATCTAAATCAAACACAACAATTTTAGATGTGCAATACATATATTAACATGTTATTATAACTTAAAAATAATAATAATTTAAATAATATATAACTTTATGAAAATAATCACAATAGTAACAACTAATCCAATATTTATAGAATTACAGTATAAAACAATTAAAAAATTCATAAAAAGTAATGAAGAGATTGAATTTATAGTATTTAATGATTCAAAAGATTGGCCAGATATTACAAACTTTAATGATGTTAGTATAAAGACTAACATAGTTGAGATATGTAAAAGTTTGGGAATACAATGTATAAATATACCTAATTCACATCATATAAATGAATTTAATGCATCAAAAAGACATGCAGATTCTATGAATTATATAACGGAATTTATTATTCATAACAAAGATAAGTATTTAATAATAGATAATGACATGTTTTTTGTTGATAAATATGATTTAGATAATTTAGATAATTATTATGTAGGCTATGTAGAGCAAATAAGAATACTAAATAATAAAAAATATAGATATCCTTGGCCTAATTTATTATATATAAATACATTATTAGCGCCTAATTTAGATATATTAAAATGGGATGTAATTGAAGATTTAGGTTTAGATACTGGAGGTAAAGCAGGACAATGGTTATTAACCTTAGAAAAATCAAAAATAAAAAATTTTAATGGATTAACATCAGGATCATGGAATATTACTAATTTTCCAGATAATTTAAATAAAAAATTGTTAGTATTTTTGGATAAAGATCCTCGAAATAGTGCTAATAAATATTTTGCCGAATTATTTGAATCAAAAATATTACATTATAGAGGTGGAAGTAATTGGATGTTAAATTCAAAAAAATTACATATTTTTTTAACAGATTTATTGTATAAAACGATTGAACTATTATAAATTATAAATAATAATATGTCCATATTATATAGATATTAATGTCAAATGAATTAAAAAATAAAGATTATATAAATATTTTAAAGTTTTACAAGATGAATATACCAAAATCAAAACGATTATTAAAACAACAAGCT